CCGCACCCCTACGGAAGTCGAAGCCCAATACTGGGCCGGACACACCGGCCCCGACCAGACCGCCACCGCGGCCTGAAACTCAACAACCGCTGACCCTCAACAAAACCCAGGACTTGACAGCCAGCTTCGAGCCGACGTCACGGAATGCCGCCTTGATACGGTCGGCGGCACCGGACATGGTCTGCTTCACGTTTGCTGCGGCACCACCGAAACGCTTCTGCATCCCGGAGGTCAGCGCGTCCATGGCCTTGCCGGCGTCCAGGGTGCCCTTCGTGATGGATGCCCGGATCTCGTTGCCGGACTTGCCCATCTCCTTGCCGATGATGTCGGCGGCGTTGATGCCCCGGTAGCCGAGCTGGTTCAGGGTTTCGGCGGTGATCTTGCCGGTACCAGTGACCTGGGCGAGGACCGTGCTGATCTCGGCAATATCCTCATTGGACCCACCGGTGGCGGCGACCGCGTTCTGGATGGCGTCCAGGGTGGGGACGACGTCCTTCGCGGTCATGCCGAAGCCGAGGAGCTGCTGCTGCGCCTTAATGAAGACGGCCTTCGAGAACGGGGAGTTCTTCGCGAAGGAGTCCAGCTTGTCCATCTGGGCGTTGGCCTGCGCGCCGCCACCCATGATCGTCTTGAGTGCGGCACGGGAGGACTGCTGCAGGGTGTTGTACTCGACGCCGGTCTTGAACACGGACGTGCCCAATGCGGTGGCGGCGGCGGCGCCACCGGTAATCGCCCCGGCTGCGGCGTTGCCCATGCCCTTCGCGAACTTGCGGAAGTTCCCGTCCGACGCGGCCATGGTCTTCTCGGCCTGCTGCATGCCCTTCGTGAAGCCACGGTCGTCGAGGCGGAGGTAGGCGACAAGTTCGGCAGCGGTCATGGCCATGGCGGGTAACCTCCGTTATTCGGTTTCGGGTGCACTCTTCGGCTCGGGTGCGACGGCGCGAGCGAACGCGCAGTCCGTGTTGATGAGGGTGTTCACGTGCGTGGTGAACCACCGCCAGGAGCGGTTCGGGAACTCGTCCTCGAGAGTGATGCCGAGGACCTGCGTGAACGCGCCCTCGAGGAGCCGCCACTGCTCCACCATGGCCGTGTAGGTGATGGTGGGGTGGGAGCCGTTTAGCTCTTCGACTTCTTCGGTTGGGGCTTCGTACCACTCGTAGAGTCCGGTGTCGGGGTCGTATTCTCCGCGCCCGTACTCTGACTGAAAACGTTCGCTGCGGGGAGCGTCTCCGCTACTGCTTTTGGGTCGCCACCGGAGTTCCAGTAGGCCTCGGCGGCTTCGCGCCCGTAGAGGAAGTCGTGTGTTGCGGTCTGCCCGGCGAGGACGAGGGCTTCGAAGGGGACGCCGTCTGCGACCATTTCGTCGTAGAGGGGGCCGAGGAGTTCCTTGTTCATGTCGTCGACGGATTCGACGCCGTCGATCTGGAAGTCGGGGATCGGTTCCGGTTCGGGTGCGGGTTCACCGTTGGCTTCGGCGGCCTGTCTGGCTTCGTCGTTGTGGATGGCGATGCGCATGATCTCGGAGGATCGTTCGGCGATGAGGGTGAGGCGGACGCCGAGTTCGGCGGACACGGTCGGGAGGGTGTATTCCTTGCCGCCGATGGGGAGTTTGATGGGGCCTCGGAAGGCCTGGTATGCGTTGAAAGACATGGTGGTGTCTCCTTTGGTGGTGGGTTGGGGTGGTCCCCGGGCGCCGCGCACCCACCAGGGCGTGACGTCCGGGGACCGGTCAGTTGGGCAGGCTCAGCCTGCTGGGGTTTCGAGTGCTGCGACGCGGGCGGTCAGCGCGGCGAGTTCGGCGGACAGATCCTTGCCGTCCGCACCCTTCGCTCCGGTCGCCCCGGTGTCGCCCTTGTCGCCCTTGTCGCCCTTCGCGCCAGCGGCCCCGGTGGCACCCTTGGCGCCAGCAGCACCGTCCTTGCCGTTGAGTGCGCCGGAGTCCACCAGGTTGCGGATCTCGACGACGTTCGCCTTGATCTGGTTGTGCAGGTCAGGGTGCCCGTCGTCGCCAACCTTGGCGTCCGCAGGGAGCGGGGTAGTCCAGTCAGCCATAGTGGCTTCCTTCCTTCAGTACTTGCGGGAGCGGGGCAGCCGCGTCCCCGCCACTTAGACGGTGGCGGAGACGCGGGCTGTCATTCCCCCGGGTTGGCGCCCTGGCCGGAGTCGCCCGTGTTGAACGGGTTCGGGGTCAGCTTCTTGCGGGCCCCGTTTCCGGTGAGGGTCACGTTCACGGAGGACAGGTCGGTGACGCCGCCACCCTGCGGCTCCCACTGCACTGCAGCGTTGCCGGTGTAGGCGATCTCGCCGTCACGCTCGCCCCAGCGGACGTCCACGAAGCCTTCGCCGCCGAACTTGTCCTGGGTGTTCTCGAGGATCAGCTGGCCGGGGTCCTGCTTCTTGTCCGCCTGGCCGACCTTCTCGATGAGGCCGAGGGCGAGGTTCCAGCCCTGGGAGGTCTTCTCGGAGGAAGTCCAGCCGTCGTTGTCGAAGTCGGTGGAGTCCTCGAAGTTCTGGTCGAGGCCGGGGGTGAGGGAGTTGATGCCCTTGACGCGGACCCATGCGGTGTCGTCGGATCCGGTGGGCTTCACCTCGACGGCGTAGCGTCGGGCGAGCTTGGACGCGAGGGCGGTGGTGTTGTCAGCCATGGTGTGGCTCCTTGTCTACGTAGAGGTAGTAGTTGTCGGTGATCTCGTACCGGTCGGAGGTGTCGAGACCGAGGTCGGCGAGACTGTTTCGCCAGATGAGGGGCACGGAGTGGCCACCGAGGGTGACCGGGCCGAGTCCGTTGAGGGTGTCGTGGAGCCTGTCCACGGCTTGGATGCAGGGTCTCGGGTCGCGTGACCCGGACCGGATGCGGACCTGGAAGGCACGCACGTCCACACCTGGTTCCACGTCGACTTGCGCGACGTAGGGGGTGATGGCGATGAGGTCGGCGGGTGCTTGTGGCATGGCGCCGATCACGATGCCGAGGTCACCGTTCTTGTACCCGTCCTCTTTCCAGGTGCCGACGTGGGCTTCGTTGACCATGAGGTCGATGAACCCGGCGGCGAGGTCGAGGGTGAGGGAGTCGGTGACGTCCATATTCACTGTGGTCACTGGGTGGCCCTCCTCACTGCGGTGGTGACGATCCGGGAGACCTGCTCCCTGGACTGGTTGGCTGCGACCTCGAGGTATTTCGCTTGGCCGTCGCGGTGCCGGTAGTTGAGTTCCTCGTGTTGCCGGACGGCGTAGGGGAGGTTCGTGAACACGGCGGCGACCGGGTCGCCCGTGGTGGCTTCGGAGACGTGCAACGAGTTCCGGAGGTCCCCGTCACGTAGCGGGGTGAGGGGGACGGTCTGGGATCGGACGTATTCGGCGGCCTGGTTGAGTCCTTGGATGGCGGCGCCGGTCACGGCCTGCGTGACCTTCGGCCCGTACCAGTTCAGTGCCATGGTCGCCTCCTACTCGAGGTACACGACCATGTGGGACAGGCCGCCGGGGTGGTCGAAATGGGAGACCGCCAGGGCCTTCCGTTCGATCTCCCACTGGGTGCCAGCCCATACGGTCACCAGGGATCCGGCGGGCAGGGTGCGGGGTTCTAGGTACACGGTCGCCGACGAGGTCACCTCGCGGGCGTCGGCGTCCCGAACCACCTGTACCTTGTCCTCCACCAGGGAGCGCTTCACTTCCACCTGCTCACCCCACCGGTCCCCGTAAGGCCCAGCACCGAGGAAGGGCTTCACGAGGACCGTGTGGGGGAGGAGGCGGGCGGGGATGCGGGGCGGCATCAGGGCACGCTCACACGGGAGGTGACCAGACCCTCGATACGCAGGAGCCGGTAGGCGTCCGGTCCCACACCAGGTGGCACCGGGTCACCATCCGCACTCACGGTCGCATCGAAGTGCAGGGAGCCGAGCGAGGACGGGGCGGCACTCGTGGCGCCACCACCGGTCTCGTCCGCCCAGACCACTTGCGCGACCGTGGCGTCCCGGAACACCTGGGCTAGGTGTTCGTCGGTCGGCCGGCCATCAGCGTCCGTGTCGTACCGTGCCCCACGGACCAGCATGTCCACGATGAGTGACGCCGACGCCAGCAGGGCGTCCACGCCACTCACTGTCTGCAGATCCTCGGGGAGGTCGGACGGTTCAGCGTAGGTCAGCATGCGGGCCTCCCTTCTGCGGGATCAGCCGCGCCAAGGTCAGATCGTGGCCTTGACGCGGGCCGTTATTTTCCCGACTCGTCGCCCTCACCGGGGGTGCCGGCGTTCGGACCTGCGATGCGGATGGCACGCACGAACTCCTTGGTCCCACCCGGGTCGGTTGCGTCGACCGGGTCCGAGTAGGTGTTCACGCCGAAGAACGTGCCAAGGAAGGCGCGGTCAGAGTCGTTGTCGGAGTTCAGGGACTCCCAGTACGACATGGCGATGCCGCCACCGGACACGGACGCGGAGAACGGGACCGAGCGGGCCGGGGCCGGTGCGCGGAACACGGTCGGGAATGCGGTCGGGTGGAACAGGTAGATCGAGTCGTCGTCGATGACGTCGGACTCGTACAGGCTGAACCCGGCGATACGTCCGATCTCGGCCTCACGCAGGGTGTTCGAGTCGCCGGAGCGGTTCGCGTCGATCAGCGTGGGATCCTTGAGGGCGCGGGCGATGGCCTCGGTGCCTGCGATGGCGACCAGGCCGTCGCGGGGGACACCGTGCTTGCGGAGGAACTTCCGTGCGTCCACGAGGGCGTTGTAGGTGCCACGCTCTGCGTCGGCCAGAGTGATGGTCTCCGTGTAGGGGGCGCCCTCGATGGCGGCTGCGATGCGCTTCTCTGCCCCGTAGGCGACGGAGTTGGTCATGGGGGTGAGGACCTGTGCACCGTAGTCGGCGATGTCGAGGGTCTGCTCTTCACGGAGCAGCCCGACAGCCTTGTACAGGTAGGTGTCGAGCTTGATCTCAGCGGTGGCGTCCTTGATCTCGTCGGTGACGATCTTGCGGGTCGCGTCACGCCAGGCGAGCTCTCGGGCGTCGCCGAGGGCGCCACGGATGGGGATGAGGACCTTGTCGCCGCGGGGGCCGACGTTGCCCTGATAGTTGGTCTCCGCGTCGCGGTAGACCAGGTTGGGGAGGATGGTGTCCTCCTTGACGAGTCCGAGGGCGGCATTGCCGATGACCTCGGGCTTGAGGAACTGATGAGCCATGATGGCCCTCCTTGTCAGTAGATGCGGTTCTTGCGGATGAGCGCGGCAAGTTCAGTGGGGGACTGGCCCGCCTGCTGTTCTTGTTTGCCGCCCATCTCCCCACCACTGCGGGAGGGCGCCGGGCCGCTCGCCTTGAGCTTGGGGTTGGTGTCGACCTGTTCCTTGATGGCGTCGCCGATCTTGGTGGCGAAGTCCTCAGAGGTGGGGTCGAGGTCCGTGACCTTCGCCAGGAAGGTCCGGGAGTCGAGGAGCGCGGCGGGGTCTCCGTCGTGCTGGGATGCTGCGCGGTACACGGCGAGTTCGATGGCGGCCTGCCGGGAGGCGGCCTGCGCTGCGGAGACCTGTTTGGTGAGGTCTTCCACGGACGGTGCGTCGGCGTCGTCGTCCTTGATGAGGCCGAGTGCCTTGCCGATCTTCTCGGTGACGGAGTCGGTGGCTTCCTGCGCTGCCGTCTGCTTGGCGTTGGTGCGTGCTGAGGCGTTCTCGGCGCGGAGGTCGCGCACGAGGGTTTGCGCCCAGTCGGGCAGGTCTTCGACCTTCTGCGCGGCGGGTGCGGGGTCGGGGGTCGGGGGCGTGGTCTGCGTCTGCCCGGCCTCCGGGGTCTGGGGCTGTGCGGCGCCGTCGTTGGATGCGCCGTCAGCGGGGGTGGGGTTGGTGTCAGCCATGGTGGGTTTACCTCCTGGGTTGGGCCGCGTCTAGCGGCGTTGGTGGCCGAGGTTGAGTTGTTCGCGGCGGCGCTGGCGTTTCAGGCCGGTCGCTTCGACGTGCTCACGGATCTGCTCTTGTGTGTCACGGATGCGCGCCTTGACAGTTGGGTCGGTATCGAGGAGGTCCTCACGCTTGAGCTTGCGAACCTTGCGTTCGAGGGCTCGGAGCCGGTCGCGCTCCTGATCCTTCTCCGGTGAGTAGGTGGAGGTCTTGACGACGGGGTCCACGCCGGGGAGGACACAGGCTGTGGTGCACCTACAGTTCGGGTGAGACCAGCCAGCCTCACGGGCCTGGTCGATGGTCCCGGCGACGTGCACGGTGACCATGCGGTCATCGACGGCGGACAGCATCGGGTAGTCACCCGCCGGCGTCCCATCCAGTGAGAGGGTTTTGTTGACCCAGGCACCGCACTTGGAGCACATGTCGTTGCCGCCGACGATCTTCACCAGGAAGATCCCGTTGGCGTGCATGGTGTGCTCGTTCTGCGCCCGGTATGCCCGAATCGTCGCGGTCCTGCTGGCCATCTCCACGTAGGAGGCGAGGTTCCAGCGACGGCCAGCCTTGTCCACGAACCCGGTGACGCCCTGCCCGATCAGGTCACGCCACGCGCTCGCTTGCGCTGGCCGCTGCCCGGTCGAGACCAGCAGGTTCCGGGCTGTGGTGTCGGCGATTGCCTTCCGGTACACGTCGTCGGGGAACCGCAGGATCCGCGACCTGACGTCCTCGAACGCCGACGTCAGGTCGCCGATCACATCCATGACCGCCTGCGCGTCACCCACACGCCGGAACGGGCCAGGCAGGCCAGGCAGCGCCGACAGCTGGGTGAGCGCTGCGCCCATGCCACGCTTGGACGCCACAGCCACCAGCGTGTCGATCATGTCCGGGGTCGCAGTCGCCAGCCGGTCGGCTACGCCCTGCACATGCCGTCTCAGACGGACCAGTTCACGCGGCGTGAGCTCGTCCGGCATGAGACCGGCCTTCACCTCGGCAGCGAACGCTTTGAGGATGTCCTCCTCGGCGAGCACGTACGCGGCGACAATCTCACCGATGATGGACGTGACCACGTCCTCGATGGGCGTGTCTGGTGGTGGCGTCCACTTCATGCGGGCACCACCACCTCAGCTATGAGCGGTCGAACGTGAGCGGGTCCGTGATGGTGCCGTTCTCCGCATGGATGCGTTCAACTTCCTCGTTCACGGTGTCGCGGTCCCAGTTCGGATGCTGCATCCGCACCAGGGTCTCCGTGGACGCGGCCATGGCTGACCGGAGCTGGTTCGCGGTCTGAGCCAGGTCTAGGGGGTCCTTCTGTGTGGTCTCCTGGAACTTGATCTCCGGCAGATCGTCGACCTGCTGGCCGCCAAACACGACGGCGTCCACGTTGATCAGTGTCCGGATGAACGGTGCCAGCGCTGCAGCCCAATACCGGGACTTCTTGTCCCTTGTGCGCTCCGACATGCGCTCTCGGGCCTTCACCTCGGTCGCTGTCGTGGACACGGCCATGGGGTCGTCTCCGAACGTGCTGGGCGAGTATCCGGCGGCACGGAGGATCGCCCGGAGAATCTCCATGGCTGTGGCCTTGTGCTCCTCCACACGGATCTGGAATTGCTGGGGGAGGATCCCGGCATCGGCCATCTTCCCGCCCATGGGGGCCTCGGTGAAGATCTCCCGGTCATCGTCGAACTCGACGCCGCGACCGCGTCCGCGGGATTCGGTCATGCCTTCGGGGATGATCAGGCGGGCCTTCGCGAGCTTGATGTCGCGCATCCAGGAGGAGTAGACCTCGTCGAAGGAGTCGAAGAGTGGTTCGATGCCCTCAAAGTCGGACCTGCCGTAGGGTGCCAGGTCGGGTGTGGTTCGCCAGCGGCGGGACGGTTTGATGTTCGGGATGTACGCGGCAGTGAGTGTGTCCACACCCGTGTCGATGCCGCCTTCTGCGTCGACCATGTCGGCCAGGTATTCGGTAGCCGGGTTCTCGTCCAAGGGGACTTGGCGGCCCAACTGGCCGGTCTCACCCACGTACAGGCCGTGGAGGATCCGCCCGGGTTCGTGGCGTTCCAGGTGCCGGATCGTGTGCTTCCCAGCGTCGTCCAGGACTGTCCAGAATGTGACCGCTGCGAGGCGGCCCCACCGCCACTCGGGGACGGCCTTGTCCGGGTGCACCACGTCGACCATGACGTGGTCTTCGAACTCTGCATCCCACACGGCACGCAGGAACACTCCGGTCAGTGCGGCGGCCACCTCGGCGGCCTCCAAGAACGTGGAGTGCATGGACGGCGTGTTCACGATCTGATCGGCCCGGTCCTTCACCACCTGCGGTACACCGTCCGGGAAGAGGATCCGGGGCGCCTCCGAGAAGAGAAGGTCCGCGCTGGTGGTGGCGAGGTCGGATGCGACCGGCACGTGCAACCGTGTGCGGTGCTCACCCTGCGGTGTCGGCTTCCCCCAGAAGAAGCGGGCAGCCATACCCTGCAGGCCACCCGCCATCTGCGACGGTCGGTTGATCACACGGGACTGGTTCCGGTATTCCTCGGCCAGGACGTCGACGTTCCCGGCGTACCAGGCGTCATTTACGCGGACCGCCGAGTACAGGTCGGAGAAGCGCTCTGGGGGCCACACGATGGAGGTTTCAGGCAGCGGCACGGTTCCTCCTCACGCGGGTAGACCAGTAGGTTTCAGTGGTGACCAGGCAATACCTGGCCGCGTCGCACGAGTGGTCGGCGACTTTCACGGGCTTGTCCTCGCCCTTCTCTGCTGCCTTGTCGTCCCAGCAGTAGCCGGGGATCTCGTTGATCAGGCCCTTGCACTTGGATGAGATTTTGAGGACGCCTTGGCCGAGTAGCGACGCCATGGTCCGCAGGCCGTATAGGACGTCGTTGTCAGCGGCAGTGGTCGGCACTCCCCGCGCTTGCAGTTCGGTGCGGAACGATGCTGCGGACGGGTCCACGAGGATCAGCCGGGGCCGCTGCCATTCCTGCCGGCAGGCGTCCATCCACGCTTCGAGGTGGTCGGCGAGGCTTGAGTCAGTGAGTGGCCGGTGCGTGTCCCTGCCGGAGTACACCCACTCGTCGAGGAAGTAGAGGATCCCGTCGACGCCGAGGCCGAGTAGGAGTGCGGCGGTGGCGTTCTGGGTTCCGTAGTCCAGTCCGACTGCGAGGACGTCTTGCATGGGTGGCAGTTCGTCCGGGTTGATCACGTGCCGTTCTGGATCCCACATGGGGTAGATGGCGCCCTCGGCGGCCACCCATTCGCCCTGGATGAAGCGGCGGAACCACATGCCGGTGAACTCGGTCTTGATGGAGTTCTTGTACGCTTCGGTGAGGGATGGGTTGTCGTCGATGGTGAAGTGCCAGTGTCGCCAGTCGGACAGGTCGTCGAGGCGGTCGAGGAACTTCGCCTTGAGCCAGTGGGCTGGACTATCAGGGTTGGTGGATCCGAAGAGTTTCGCGCCGGCAACGGACATGCGGCCCAGGAGCTGCGTGAAGAACTCTTCTGGGATGACGGTGACCTCGTCGACGAAGGCGCCGGCGACGGTCATGCCTCGGATGACCTTCTCCGCTTTGGCGTCACTGGCGCCAAGGATGTGGACGCGGCGGCCGAGGATGGTGACGGTGGGTGCGCCATGGTTGCCGATGATCTGCTCTGCGAGGTCTCCGAATAGGTCGGGGTTCTGCAGGGGGTTGATGCAGTTGCGCCACACGCTGTCGCGGGTGCGGCCGATCATGACGAGTTCGCCGCCCCTGGGTGCGCGTGCGACGTAGAACAGCCAGCGGGTGAGCGTGATGACGGTCTTGCCGGAACGGATCGCGCCGTCTGTCATGTTGACGCGGGCGGTGGAGTTGCGGAGGAAGTCGAGCTGCTTTGGGGAGACGGCTGTGACGGCGTCAGCGAGAGCGGTCACGGCCACCTCCTCTATTCGTTGGGGACGCCGATCTGTTCTGCGATCCGGTCGAGCATGGATCGTGCGGCGGATGCGCCGTGGTCATCGTTCAGTTTGGCGAGCGCGATGGCTTTGTCGACGGCGGTGCCGAACATGCGGTTGAGGTCGTCGGCGGCGATCAGGTCGGCTTGTTCGTTGATGCGTCGGTGCATCTCGGCGAGGAGTTTCTCGGCGAGGGACAGGGAGTCCGTTTCGATGAGGGAACGCGAGTTCGCGAGGTTGACGCGTCGGGCCTCATTGGCGTTGGCCATGACGTCGATGGCGTTGGACTGAACCCCCGACTTCCCGGCCCACTTGCGGATGGTCGATGCGGGGATCCCGGTCTGCTTGGCGGCCTTCGCTCCGCCGTGCTCTTCGTAGGCCTTGAGTGCGGCCTGTTTCTCCTCCTCGGAGTATTTCGTGGGTGGCATTGCGCCTCCTGGGCGTGCCGGTTGGTCACACCGCCTGGGCGTGAGTGGTCGGTAGGCTATTCCGCATGAGTGCTATCGCGATGGTGAAAGTGAAAGACGGGCCCCTTGCCGGGCAGGAGTGGCCGGTGAAGTTTGGCGACGACGGGGAACTTGAGCAGAAGCGATACCCCACAAACGACGGCATCGTATACGTCGCGAAGTATAAGTCCAGGGTGCCCTCTGCCAATGGCGTTCGGTATGAAGGGTTGTATCTGGCTGTCGAGAACTAACTATCTGTGAAGCGTGGCCACCCGTGGATTCGAACCACGATCTTCCGGTGCGCGCTCCGGGGTCCTGCCGATTGGAGAGGCGGCTTGGTGGCCCCGGTGCGGGCCGGGAGTTGTGTCAGCGGTCCGCGCCGGGGCTGGTGACGTTCTCGCCCGGGTGTTCATGTAGAGGTTGAGCCGGGGTCCGTCACGTTGATGTGCCGTGCCGGGCGTTTCTCAGTCGTGGAAGGTGGCGACTGTCGTCAGGTGGCACGGCGGGTATGGGTGTGGCCGGGGAGCGCCACCCGAAGGAACCAACCACCAGCGCGCTCAACCCGGCCACTTGCACAGAAGGCAGTCAGTCCTCTGGGGACACGACTGCCATTCTGTGAACAGAATATGTGACACAAGTGTGCTCGCGCAAGTATTCGGCGCGGCGTGTCGTCATGCTGCACTCGCAAGGTTGAGGACTTGATCTGCGGTATACAAGGCTCGGCCCTTGCTGTCCATGCTGTCGGGGGCGAGTTTCCCGCGTTCCACCCACTTGCGGGCGGTAGCTGGGTTCACCCTCACCCCGGCCTTGGATAGGACACGGCAGAGGCGGGCGAGCGGCAGGGGTGTCCCTGTCGCCTGGTTGAGCTGCCATGCCCGGTAGGTGTGGATGTCCATCGTCGCCCGGCACATGGTGCAGGTGGCGATGCTGGCACCGTCCGTGTAGAGGTAGGAGCCTGTGCAGCCCTCGACCCCGCACGCGGCCAGTCTGCGCCGCTCCACGGGCAGGTCCACGATCCGGGTGAGCCGCCCGACCTTGTAGTCGAGGTCCGCGATCACATACCCGGCATTCCCGGAGCGGGCGGCGTCCCAGGCCCGGCGGTCCGGGTCTTGGCGGGCGTCCGCCAAACCGTTCACGTCCAGGCAGCGGGCTACGGCGTCGCGCCAGGTCATCGCGTCCAGGTTCATCGGGGCCGACGACACGGAGGCCGATGATCCCCCGGCCGACCTATTGGAGCCCTGCTTCGAGATCGCATGCCCGGCCAGCACGAGCAGGTGCTCAGCCTCACCGATCAGGCGAGACAGCCGCTTCACGCACTCCCGGCACAGGTACATGCCCGGCGCCGTCTCCTGCTGGCAGGATTGCGAGTTGGTGCACGTGGTCATGCGACACCTTCCTCGCACCAGCCGATGCCGGACGCTTCCGGGTCGCCGAGGGTCACGTCTGCGTTCCAGGGGACTGTGCAGGTTGCGGATGCGCCGGAGTCTGCGAGGTGCAGGACGACGGCGCGGCTGGTGGCGTAGCCGACAACACCGACGAGGACACCTGTCGCACCGAAGTTGTCGCACCGGATTTCGGCTCGCTGGCCGATGTGGCCAGCGGTGAGGTCACAGGCCCGCAACGTCATGGCCGCACCTTCACTCTCGGCTTGATCTTGTCGGCGAGGATGATGACGCCGTAGCCGAGGGCCGCGGGGACGGTCACGAGGCCCAGGGCTGCGGCGGCGATGATGAGCGGGTTCATGCTGCGGTCCCTTCGATGAGTGCGGTGCCGAGGATTCCGGCGCAGATGATGGCGGCGCCAACGCCTGGGTGGCGGGTGATCCAGTCGGCCAGGCGGGTCAGGTCGGTGGCGAGTGTGCGGGGTCTCATGCGGCGGCGCCTTGAATGAGAGTGTCCATGCGTTTCGCGGCGTCACGGTGGACGGCGACGAGTGCGGTGCCGAGTCCAGCGATCTGGAAGGTGTCGGCGAGGTCGTTGAAGCGGTCGCGCTCGTATTCGAGGCGTTCGATGATGTCTGCCTTGGTGAGGGCCGGGGCGAGTGTGGTGGTCATGGTGGTTCCTATCGGGTGAAGAGTGCGGCGGGGGACTGGTCGTATTCGGCGGCCCCGGAGCAGGTCTCGCACTGGTGGCCGGCGAGGTAGCAGGTGTCGCAGTCGGGGGTGCCGGGTTCCGGATCGGCGTAGATGCCGGTGCGGGCGTCGGCGGCGGGGTTCAGGGTGCCGATCATGTGGTGGTTCCTTACTGAAAGACAACTCAAGCTGGCTGGTAGACAGGTTAGTTGCAACGCGGTATGGAGTCAACTACCAGACACGTTCATATGTCTCGCAGGCAGGTAGCTAGGCAAACGGAAGGCCCGTCACCGTGGTGACGGGCCTCGCGGGGTGGGGCTACTCGATAGTTCCAGAGCAGTCGATACTTCCGCCATCACCAGGCGCTACCGAATCTGACGTGATGATGTCGCCTTCCCAAGTCAGCTCACACTCGGCGCCATACTGAGACCCCCACCCTGAGAATCTGGCGGTCACTTCGCTCCCCATGGTTGCGTCAACGAACGGATGTGTTCCGCTGACATTGCGGGCGTCTTCTGGGTCTGAGAAATCGAAGTCTACGGTGTCACCGTCTCCGTCAACCGCCCAGACCTCGGTGACCTTCCCCTTGAAGTCGTATGCGATATCGCCAGATGCATCGACAACATTGAAGGTCGCTTCGACACCACTCGCGGATGCCGGATTGGACGTTGGTTTGTCAGCAGACGGAGACTCCGATGATCCACTGGATGACACGATGGTTCCACCGAGCTTCTTCTTCACGTCATCCACATCGGGCGCGTTGATGATCCAGTTTTCGCCGACGAGCCAATGCAGTGCGATGGTGTCGCCGAGTGCTTCCTTTGTGGTCTTGACTTGGTCTTGTGCGGCTTGGCTACTCAGGTAAGTGGAAAGGACCACACTTCCACCGCACTCCCCAGACTCCGCAGCTCCTGTGACCTTATTGCTCTTGTTCCAGTCGTTACACTCTCCGCCTGCCCGGATGTAGGCGTCTCGGAGGTCTTCCACGCCGTCGTACGACTTTGCTTTGGCCGTCCCGGCACTGGACCCAACGGGCTTGGCCTCGTTCTTCCCGCCACCGCATCCGGCGAGTGCGAGGCAGGCGGCGAGTAGGAGGGCAGGGGCGAGGTGGCGGCGGTTCATTTGTCGGCCTCGGCGAGCTTGGCGAACCCGGCGCGGATGTGTCCGGAGAGTGCAAGGAGTGCTGCTGTCACGCTGAGCACGGCCCAGATGACCGCGTAGGTGAGTGCCTTGGTGGTGGCGAGGTCTCCGGCGGCGTTGTCCAGGTAGCCGTTGCCGTTGGTGAGGTTGACGAAGAGCGTGATGATCGCGATGACGGCGAAGAATGCGGACAGGGTCCAACCGGTAGCGATGATGCCGACTCCGGGAGCGGTGTTGGCGCTCTCGCCAGGGTTGACGGGGGCAGGGGTTGATTCAGTCACTGGTGGTTCCTTCGGGTGCGAGTGATGTTCGGTCAGTCTAGTGGCGGTTGGGGGATCCGTTCCCCGTTGAGTATGGCGATGAGGTCACGGACGGTGAGGTGCACCCATTGGTCGAGGGGATCACCTTTGCCGTGGCGTTTGGAGATGACGATTCCGGCGAGGGCCTGGTCGTTGACGCGCTCGGCCTCGGCCTCTTTGGTCCATCCGGCGAGGTCGGTGCGGGCGGTGTCCTTGCATTCGATGACGACGCGTTGCCCTTGGTGGCGGACGCCGCCGATATCACCCTTGTCCGTGGACCCGCCTTTGACTCTGCGGTCGATGCGGTCGTCGACGTGTTCGGCGAGCGCGTCGGCGATCTGCCTCTCGAACCGTGCGCCGGCGGCCTTCGCGGAGGCTCTACTTCTCGTCATTGGTGTCCCTTTGCTGGTGGTGTGGGTGATCGGAGGTGTGTAGGTTGGAGTACCCCTGCGGTCGTACCGGCCGCGGGTTCCGCACTAGTCAAGGAGTTGTCATGAGTTTCGATGAGATGAAGGACAAGGTTGTTGGCAAGGCCAAGGAGGCCGTCGGGAAGGTGACTGGTGATTCCTCGAAGGAAGCTGAGGGGAAGTCGCAGCAGGTTGCTGGCGGTGTGAAGGGCAAGGCTGAGGATGCGAAGGATTCCGTGAAGGGCGCTGTTGACGGCCTGAAGGATTCCTGACCCTTCTGAGTGAGTGCGTGGGGCCTGGTACTGCCGTGAGGTGGTGCTGGGCCTCTCCTTTTGTGGTTGTGCCCGGGCTGGTGACACACTGTTACGTGTCAGGTCTTCTACCAAGTGAAATGGATCATCATGAGCATCCGACGCAAGGTCACTACCGCCGCTATCGCCCTGGGTCTCTTGGCCGGGGGCGGGATCGCAGCCGCACCTGCGGCGCAGGCTGGTACGAGTATTCCCGCTACGTACAACGGTGCCAGTCATCTATTACAAGTTCGCGGCGTCGAACAACAAGTTCTGCGTCAAGCCTGGTGCGCGTGGTTATGCTGACGTTCGCTTCTACCGTGGTGGCAAGCGGATTTGGGGGACCGCTTCTTCCCGCAGGATCTGGACCTGCGTTGCACTCACGAAGCACGGCTTCAAGGAGGGTGAGCACGCGACCTTTAAGCTTCGAATGTACAGTGCCAGTAATGTCAAAAAGCGTATCTACAAGCTTTCGTCCGGCAGGGTTTACATCTGAGCGTGAGTCCCGCCCGACGTCGGACCCGTTGAGCGTTCGGGCTTCGCGGGTGACACCGGTGCGGGCGGTCATAGGTCGGCGTCCTTCCGGCTGACACGGTGGATGTCTGCCTCACGTCGCATGACCTGCTTCGGCTTGGTGTCCTGCACGCGCTTGATCCAGCGGTTAAGGATGCGGGTGGCTTCATGTAGGCCTTCGTCGCGCTCAGAGTGGGCGTTGGCGCCAGACACCTGCGCCTCCACGTCCTCACGCGCCCATTCGAGGGCCTGCTCTGCCGTGAACGGGGGAGTCATGACGTGGCCTCCTTCTCGTAGATGGCGCGGTGCAGGTCAGGGCCACCGTTGGTCTCGGACACCCAGTACGCTCGGCCGAGTTCGAGTGCAGTGCGCTCGGCTTCACGGCCCAGCCACTCGCATATGTGGCAGTGCTCATGCAGCGTCATGATCACGTCCCCACCTCCGATCACAGCAGTGGCAGTCGCACAGCGGAAGGCTGTCCGGGTGCACGGTCATCGACCCGTCGTAGCCCGTGCACGACTCGTGGGATCCGCGCTGGCAGGTTGCGCACTCACTCATCGGTGGCCTCCTTGTCGTAGTGGGCGGCTGTCTCGCGGAGGAGGTCGCCCACGGTGATTGGCTCGTCATTGTCGCCCCGGAATACGGTGAAGGGCATCCGGGTGGAGTCCGCGAAGTCGATGAGCGCTCGTGCGGCAGCCTCGGCCTTGACCTCGGCAAGCCAGCGGTCGAACTCGTCATAGTCTCCAGGGCGCTGCCCCGAAGACAGTCTGTATTTGATACGGACCTCTTCCGTATCCGGCGTGTACTCGCTCATCCCCGGGCCTCGCTCTCACATTCGTCGCAGGTGCAGTCTTCGTCGGCCCCGTTGTGAATCCAGTTGATGTCCCCGTGGCAGTAGTAGCCGTTGCCGTAGCAGTCGATGGTCGCGGTGACGATGATGTCCGGGGTGAGTGCGACGACGGTCAGGTCCAGTCGGTCCTCTTTGGGGTCACCGTTGTGCAGGCGTTCATGAACAATCAGGTCGTCCGGGCGGATCCGTGAGCCCTCCGGGTTCAGGCTCGTCGCGTACTCGCAGAACTCCGCTACCGCAGCGGTTTGCTTGCCGGTCCAGTCAGGCATCGGGGGCCTCGCTCTCGATCCGGTCGGCGCGGGCCTCGAGTTCCCGTGCAGCGTTCATGACGCCCTGCTCCTCGTTCTCGGGCCAGATGCCCTGACGTAGCTTCCGGGCAGCCCAGTACAGAGCATCGGCCTTGATCGTGGCCTCGTGTTTGGTGAGGGCGGCGTCAACGTCCTCGAATGCCTTCTTCGCGGCACCCTTGGTGTAGCGGTAGGCGTCGTCTTCACGTACGCCGCCGTACTCGTAGATCTCGTCTCGCAGCGCTTCCCTGGTTTCGTCGGTGGTAATGGGGTGCCTCCGTTCTGGTGGTCGGTGTCCGCGTAGCGGAGGGTGGGTGGTGCCCTGCGGATGGCAGCGGTCCTCGTCCGGCTTTTGGAAGGCTGAGCAGGGGAAGCATTCCTCGTAGGCCTCGTGGATGCTGCACCACCAGACGCCACTCATCCCTGCTCACCGCCGTCCAGGGCGCGGATGGTGGGGCAGGGCCAGCGCTGCCAGTTGCCGTCGTCAGTGCCGCATCCGGAGCAGACCTTGACTAGGCGCTCATGGGGTCCGGGATTCATGAGAGCGTCGATGCCCTCGTGGATGTCACGCACGCGCCGGATGGCGGCCTCTTGGTCGATGACGCGTTGGGCGAGGTCGGGGGCGGCGGCGATCAGGCGGGCGTCAGTGTGGTTGCCGATGAGGTCTGCCACTGAGATGCCGCCAGCGGGTCCGATTGTCCATGTGCTGTCGTCAAAGTCGCTCCATATCTGCCAATTGCCTGGTGTGGCCTGGTCGAGCATGGTGCGGAGGTCGGTGGTGGTTGGCGCGCTCATTTCTGGTCTCCGTTCAGGCCGAGGCGGTGGGTTTCGTAGTCGGCCCATTCTTGGTCGAGCATGTCGGCGAGTTCGTGGAGCTGCTGTGCGACCTCCGTGGCGTCGAGGGTGTGGTCGTCGGCGCTGTTGAGGGAGGCGAGGCTGGTACGCGGGTGCAGTCGGCTGCTCACTTGGTGGCCTCCTCGTGGTCGGCGAGGGCGTTGAGCATGATCGCGAACTCGGCGGAGGTGATGGTCACGTCGGTGTGGAACACGACCTCTCCGTCGTGGTCGAGGCCGACCCAGGCGAGGTCGATGGTTGCGCACTGCTCGGCGTCGGCTGCGTCGTCACGCCAGGCTGAGGGCTCTGTGGTCGGGTGGCTCATGGGTGGTTCCTTTTTTGGTGGTGTGTGGCGCGCTTCGGCTGTGTGCCGTTTTGCGGGTCTGGGATTGTTTGGGTGTCCGAGTACGCGTGTTCGGTGTTTTCGTCCGGGAGGCGGGCAAATAACACTGTTGCCGCCCTATGCCTGCCCTCGTGCCCGGCTTGCTTGGCTGGCTGGTACGGGTGGTGCGGGGTTGAGGCGTTTCCCGATCTGGGCTTCGGTGCGTTCGCCGGCGAGAACATCCCCGCGGCAGGACCGGCAGGTTGCGGCGGGCTCTGTCGTGTGGTCCTCACAGCGGGGGCCGGCGGGGAGGCGTTCCCGGATGCGTTCGGGCCAGTGTGAGCCTTGATCCCAGATCAGGAGCGGGGTTTTCGCGTCGCGCTCGTTGGCGGTGGTGATCGCAGCCTGCGCAATGTCGCCGAACGGTGCGGGGTGGTCAGCGTGGGATTTGAGGTGGGCGATGAGCGAGGGCATGGGCCAGTCGCGGCGGATCTGGTGAAGGATCTGGGCGAGTGCTGCGCCTTGAGGGTCTGTGATGGGCATCTGGTGGTTCCTCCTGGGATTCAGTCTACCGACAGACAGGTCAACATGTCTACCAGACGGGTTGGAGTCTTGAAGCAGCAAACCGAGCGACGGGTGATCCGGTCGGTGGTCCTGGTGGGGCTGGTAGTCAGCCTCGAGTTCGTTCGCGCTCACGCGCACGAGGTGTGGTTACCTCCCAGCCGATTGCTGCGGACCGTTGTGAGTTGTAAGTTCTTGTTCTTGTTCGTCGGCACGTCTCGGCGAGGGGCTGGGGGACGGGCTGCTGTACGGGGTGGGGGACGTGTAGGGGACGGGCGTTCGAGTTACGTCCATCGGTCCGTCGGGACGGGGTGGGGGACGGATGAAGGGACGGATCGGAGACGCCTCAAGGACGTCCGTCGAACGGGGTGTAGGACGGGGTAAAGGACGTGTCTCGAACGGGCGTCGGGACGGGGTGATTTGGGCATGGAAAAGCCCCACCACGATGACGTGATGGGGCTGCCCGTTGGTCAGTCGTCGAACTGAAGGTCGAGCTCCGGCTGCCCCTTGTACTTCTTCTGGAACAACCGCCAGAACTCCTCCTTGTTGTCGGAGAGTTCCATCAGGACGATGATCGTCTTGATCTGGTCGTCCAGGTGCTCAGATGGTTGCCCGTCACGGATGTGCTGGTGGTGGCGACGCGAGCGGTTGCCGGAGGCGTTGGAAGGATTGACTTCGCGGAGCCCGTCCAGGATCCCTTCGGGCATCTGCTCATAGACGGTGCGGTTGATGAACTTGCCGACGTAGCCGGGGTGTTGGTGCTGGTTGGGGAGGAACTTCCATCCGTGGATCTTGTAGACCTCCTTGAAGAACTTCTGGGGGAAGCGCTTCATCCAGGGGCGGTGTTCTTCGGAGACGTACTGCTCGAGCAGACGGCGCAGTTCGTCCTCTGCGCGCTTCTCCTGGTAGCCGGTGGCTTCATCAATGAGCGCGGTGATCCCGACTCGGGCGAGGCCGCGCACCAGGATCTCGGCAGCTTCCGCCGCAGGCTTCTGGTTGTGGATCAGGGCATCGTCTAGGCGGGCATCAAGGTATACCTCGCAGACCTCGGGGATGATCTCGGCCGGGTATCCGGTCCGGACGGTCTTCTCGCCCTTGATGCGGTACTCGACCTTGTTCATCATCTCCTTGAGTTCGGGGCTGATGTACGGGGTGAGATTGTTGGCTTCGAGGAACGGTGGCCGGTTGTCGTTGCGGACGCGTCGGCCTTGACTCTCGGATCGTCCGAGTGCGGTCATGATCGACTTCTGTGTGATGATGCGCCGGCCATCGGGGAGGACGGCGCAGTCGAGAGTCATGTCTCCGATGGTGAGGTCTCCTGCGTACTCGGAGATGGGGGTCTTCTTCCCCCAGCGGACCTCGGCAGCCTTGCGTGCCGATTCGCTGCGCTCTTCGGGGGTCATGAGTTGCGCTCGGTGGGTTCCTCCCTTGGCGCCGGATACTGCTTTACTTGGCGATTCGTCGCTATGCGTAGCCATGTGATGCCCTTCTGGTCGAGTGATGACGTAGGGCTTGCGCGGTCCCCGCGTGCCCTGGAATTACAGTGAAGTTGCAACTCGCTGCACTCGGATTCTCGATCCGTGCGCGGCATGCGTAGCAACCTCTATGCGTAGGCTACACGGTTCGGACCAGATGAAGAAGCCCCGCCACCTCATGGTGACGGGGCTTTCGCGTTCTCGAAGGTTCAGAAGGGTGCGCCAGCTGGTTCGGGTGTGAGCGTGCCGGGGTCGATGGCTTGGTAGTCGTTGAGGAAGGTGCCGATGTTGTTCCAGCCGGGGAGGCTGGGTTGCTGCTCGTGGAGGCGGGTGAGTTCGTGGATGATGACTCCGCTGATGGTGGGTGACTCGACGGTCTCGTAGGCGTCGATGACGGCGCGGGACATGTTGGGGACGGACAGGCATTCGTCGTTGCGGTGGAACGTCCTGATCAAGACTTCCTCGGTGTCGTCGTCGATGACGATGAAGAGTGCGTTGGCGAGTTCGTGCCCAGCCTGTGCGACTTGGTCGGCGGTCCACCCGTTGGCGCGACCACTGATCTTCTCTGGCCGCCAGTCGGTGACGCCAGCGTAGGTGAGCTTCGGGTCGGAGATGAGCACGAAGTAGAGGTGCTGCGCTTCGGGGGTGAGGCCCCGGAAGTCGTTGTCCTTCCAGATGGAGCGGATGATGCGGGAGAACTTGCGGCTCATTTGATGGTTCCTGTCTTGGGGCGGGTGATCTGGGACGTCCAATGCCACGCGCCACTGGGGCACTCGTAGAAGCGGTGCGGGGCGTCCGGGTCGTGGATGTAGTTGTACGCGTCCCTTGCAGCCTGCTTGGTGGGGTAGGCGGCCTTGTGGCAGACCGTGCAGTCAGGTGCAGAGGAGACGATGTTCCGGCACGTGATCGACGCAGACGGGTCACGGTGGCGGCTCATGGGGCGTCCAGGAAGTCGAAGATGTCCGTCTGGACCGGTTCAGCTGGTTTGGCCGGCGCCCCGTCGGGGCCGAGGCCGATGGAGGCCCAGACTTGGCGGAGGGAGTTGACGCCTCGGCTGGGGTTGCGACGCCAGCGCCAGTATGCGGTGGTGTAGTCGCCGCTGATGGGGTGGCCTTGGTCGAGGTGTTCTTCCCAGTGGTCGCGGTCGGGTTCGACGCCGTGGGTTCCGTCGGGGAAGGTGATCTGGTCCCCGTGGTGGTAGTAGCGGTCATGGTCGTGGATCGTGATTGGTCCGTCGAGGGCTGCGTAGCCGGAGAAGTTTGCGTGGAAGAGTTCGTGCTCGAACTCGGTGTCCAGGCGGTTGGTACCGGCAGCGTTGGGTCCGCAGTAGGAGATCCCGCAGGCGACCTGCTCCGGTGGGCGGACGTAGTAGCGGGTCATGCTGCGTTCTTCCTGCTCCGGTTGAGGTGTTCTGCCACGTATTCGTTGGTGAGGCGGTGGGAGAGGTCGTGGCGTCCGAGTGTGGCGAGTTTGCGTTTGAGGTGGTAGGTGGCGGAGTAGCCGACCCTGGTGTGGATTTGGTCGCCGGGGACGCCGGAGTCGAGGAGCCATTCGACTTCGCCGGGTAGGACCTGGTCGCGCTTCGGCTTGCCGCCGAGCTGCGGTTGTTCGTCGGGGTTGTCGATGTCGTCCCAGGCCAGGGGTGGGGCGTAGCCGCGCCTCTTGGCGAGGGCGATGGTTTTGGCGCGGGCGGACTTCGTGTAGTGGTCGACGCCTTCGGGTGCCGGGGTGGACCAGTAGTCGTCGTAGAGGTGTTTGATGAGGCGGGCGGTCTTCGCGGACAGGTGGGTTTTCTTGAGCGCGGTGCCGAGGTTGGTGTCGATCATGCCGATCTGGTTGGCGACCCAGGAGGTCGGCCACCCGTTGTAGTTGAGCGCTTGGACGCGGCGCCTGGTTCCGTCGGCGGGGACGGTGGCGCGGTCGGGGAGGCGGTCGTAGTCGGTGATCCGCAGCCCCATGATGCGGTCGCGGGTAGCGCTGCGGATCCGCTTCGACGGTGGTGTCCCGTTCTTCTTGTACCCGTAGATGAGTTTCCCGTAGGCGGAGAGGCTGACGCCGGTGGCGAGATGCTGGGATTTGAGGCCGACGCCGGCGGCTTGAAGCGCGAGGACGTGTTCGCGGGCCGGGGTGGGGTCGACGTAGTCGATGCGCCCGTAGAGGCGTTGGCGCTCTTGGTGGCGGTGCATGATGCGGTGTGCTTCGCGGCATGGGTTACACCGGCATTTGTCGAGGGAGTAGGCGAGGTGGGTGCCGTGGACGTGGTTGGCGATGGGGTGGTGGCAGTCGCGGCGGACCCCGTCAGTGGGTTTGATGTTGGCGGGCATCAGGCTGCGCTCCTGTTGGTGTGGTTGCGGAGGCGGGTTTCGAGGGTGTGCGCTTCGGTTTCGTGGCCGAGGGTGGCGAGTCTGGCGACGCCGGTACCACGGGGTTCACGGTTGGCGTGGTGGACTGCCAGCCATGCGTCGTGGATGGACTTTTGGGCCTCCGCGCTGGTCCAATCGATGCGGTTCCAGAGGGGCACTTCTCGGCGTCGCGGGTACCGGGTGGGGGACGGTTTCGGGTGGGTGAGGCCGGACGTGGTGCAGGTCAGGGCTTCGGTGAGCGCGGTCTCGAGGTAGGCGATGCGCTGCCGCAGTTTGATGATGGTCGCCTTGTCGGTGCCGGCAACAGCGCCGTACGCGTACGTCATGGGTGGTTCCTTCCGAGTGAGTACAAAACCAAATCCGGGTCCGATTTGGCTTTGATTTGGCTTTGAGTGGGCGCTGGCGGGATCGAACCGCTGCACCTCCCAGGGGGAGGCGGCCACCAGGCGCGCCCTACCGATCAGAACGGCGGGGAGGACTGGGCCGCGTCGCCCCACCCGCCAGGTGCTGCGGGCTGCTGGGCCCACGGGTCGGGCTGCTGCTGGGTCTGGCCGCCGAAGCCGCCAGGCTGGCCCGGTGTCCACGTGCCCGCGTTCCCATTCGCTGGCTGGGACTGGCCCTTGTCGCGGCGAGGCTGGATCTCGAAGGCGCGGACCCGGATTGCCGGGGCGATACCCTTGCCGCCGTCGCGGGTCTGGTACTCACGGACGTAGAACTCGCCGGAGACGTACACGGTCGCGTTGGGCTGGAACTCATTGGCGAACCGCTGGATCGGGCCGCCAAGCTGCAGGTCCACCCACGTCTCGTCGCGGTCCTGCCAGTTCCCGGACTCGTCCTTGAAACGGGCCGCGAACTTGCCGCGCACGGACCCGTATGCGGCACCGTCCTGGCCGAAGCGGACCGCGTCCTGCGGCATCGACGGGACGAATGCGTAACCGGTGATCGTAGGGAGGGTCATGGATCAGGCCGCCTTCGCTGCTTCGGTGCCTGCGGCGGCGATGGACGCGAGGACGTCCTGGTCGGCGCCGTGCTTGGCTGCTTCGCTGTATAGGTTCCTGAGCGCTCCGGCGTCTTCGATGATGGGTTCCATCTCGGCGTACCAGTCGCGGTCGGCGACTTCACCGGTGGCCGTGTCGACGTCCTGCGCGGCGGCGACCTGCGCGGCCAGCGCCGGGGACGGGGTGGTCTTCGGCGGGGATGGGCGCTCACCCATGTCCTCGAGTTCGATCTCCTCGCGGGACCATGCGGCGACGCCGGTCAACACGTCGGGGGCCACTGTGCGGCATGCTTCGGCCTGCGCCTTCGCGGTAAGCATCGCGATGGGGTCGGACTTGTACTTGGCGTTCTTCAAATATCCGGCCTGCTCGGCACGCTGGATCGTCCAGGTGAACTCCTGCCAGTCGTCGTCACCCTTGCGGCGCGCAGCCACGGTGACTGAGTCGTTGGTGGCTGCGGTGCGGCGGACCTCGTGGCCGGCACCAAGGACCAGGCTCACCATGGTGCGCGAATACATGGCTGGGCGCCCGTGGACCTCGAAGATGTTCTGCAGGCTGGTGAGCGGGTCGAGGCCGAGGGCCTTGCCTGCGAGGATCACGGCGGCGCACTCGTCGGGCTTGCCGCGGAACGTGGCCGGGACGACGGAGGTGCGGGCCAGTGCGGTGGCGATCTCGTGGGCTGCGGAGAGTTCCTGCGCCCAGGCGACGAGGTCGATGGTGTCGGCGGTGGTCTGCACCTTGGCGGGGGTGGCCGTGTGCTCGATGGTCGCCAGGTCGTTGTTGGTGGGTTGGATGGTCATGTCAGGCTCCTTCGGTGAGTTCTTCGGTTTGGGTGGTCAGCCAGAGGGGTGGTTCGGCTGTGTAGGTGTCGGGCCAAGTCGGCCATTCGCCGGTCTGGATGCCGTGGGCGTAGAGGTCGAGTGCCCGCCGATTCCTGGCCCTGCCGTCTGCCAGGTAGTCGTCGCCGATCTCGACGACGGAGACCCGGTACGGGGCGGTCTTCTCGACGCAGATCAGGACGAAGGGGAGTTCTTCTCCCAACTCGGCGTTGACCGTGTCGACGTACAAGGCGCCGGACTGGTGATAGCCGCGTTCGGGGATGACCTTGCGTTCGATGGTGCGGGGGTTCGCGTCGGCCACGGTCTTGAGGTCCGCGATCACTGCGGTGCGTGCGTCGGGGCGAACCTTCACCAGGACGCCGGTCTGCTCGTCGCGGGTGATGATCGTCTGCTCGGCCACGTGCCCGGTCACAAGGGTCTTCGCGACCGGGTGCGCGAGGACCGCGTCACGCATCGCTGGGACCGGCGCCCACTCATGGGCCAGCATGGGGATCAGGCCGGCCTCCCGGGCTGCGTCCCGATCAGCCTGTGCGGCCTTGGTGCGCCAATCCTTGTAGGGGAGGACCGTCACGCCGTCCGTGTCGCTCTCGAGGATGAGGGAGTGGGCGGCGGTGCCGACGTCGAAGGCGGTCTTGTGGCCGAGGTCCACGCGGCCACGGGCGTCGTACAGGCCAGCCATGTTCGGGTCGAGGAGGCCCTTCAGCGTGGTGGACCCGACGGCCTCGAGGACGCCGTGGTAGACGTCGTTCGGGATCCCGTCGTACACGCCGGGCCCGAGATCGGCGCGGGCATCCATCGTCGCGGTGCTCATGCTGCGGCCCGCCGTCCGCTGTTGCTGAGGACGGGGCGGCCGAGGATGCGAGACCAGACGCGGTCGTAGTTTTCGCGCTTCGGATCGCGGGGGCCAAGGTGCCGGGGTGTCTTGCTCATGGTGGTTCCTTCTTGGGTTATGCGGCGGGTGCCGCGGTGACGGGGGTTCGTGCTTTGCCGAGGTCGGCGGGGTCGATGCGGATGTGGCGGCCAATCCTGTAGGCGCGGAGTTCGCGGCGGGAGATCATGCGGCGGACCGTTGATTCCGAGACCTGCAGGAGGTCCGCGGCTTCCGGGATCGTGTACTGGCGTTCCGTGACCGGTGGTGGTCGGCGCGGCATCAGGCCACCGCCGGGCGGTACGTGGCGGGGTCGGGTTCCCAGTAGCCGACCGCGTGGCCTCGACCCTGGCGCCTACCCGTGGTGCGGTAGGAGACGCGCTGGATCATCCGGCGTCCGACCGCAGTGCGGATGACTGCTCCCCACATGCAGTCCTTCGGAGGCTCGCCCACCTCGTGCAGGTCATCGGACGTGAACCGCTCACCCCGCCGGCACTTCGCGTCGATCAGGTCGAGGACGGAATCACGCCACGCGACCGGGTCAGATTCCAAAGCCATCGGTGTCGTCGTCATGCCGCCACGTCCTCGAAGTAGGTCCGGTCTTTGTCGTTGCTGATTTCGTAAAGGTCTTCCACTCGGCAGCGGAGAGCCCCAGCGATTCGCTCGGCGAGGTCTGGTCCGTGTTCGACCTTGTAGCCGGTACGGAGGTGGCCGATCATGGCGGGCGAGCACTTGGCCATGTCTGCGAGTTCGCGGACCGTGACGTTGCGGAGAGCCATGAACGCCTTGAATGTGTCGGGGGATCGCATATGCATGTAGGTCCCCTCCTTCCAGTAGCGCTTGATTCGTCTGACGACCATTGGAGATTCCTGTCTGGTGGTTGGTTCGAAACTGCCTGGTAGACATGAGCATATGTCTACCAGTGGTGTTGTGTCAACTGCCAGATAGACATGGATGTCCGACAGACAGGTTGCGTGTTTCACGCCTACTGCTGCGGATGCCCGGAATCTTCTAGACTCTCTGGTAGACAGGTCGCACGGTCTTCTGCTCCAAATGCGGTAGACATGCGAACAGATTGACGAATGCGCCGAACCGCGGCGCGCTGGGAGCCTTTCAGCCATGACGAACAAAGCAAGGCCAGGCGGCCTGATCCATATGATCGAATCCCTCAAGCCGGCCATTAAGCCAGCAGACATCGCCCGTCGCTCGGGTGGCCGCATTCCTCCACAGCGCCTCTATACGATGCTTTCTCGCGGCGAGCTGAAGGCTTTCCCGACCAAGGAGACCATCGAAGGGCTCGCTGCGGGGATGGGGGTCCCGATCTCCGAAGTGGTCCTTGCGGCCGCTCGGGACCGTGGGATCGACGTGCAAACATCGGGCACGCACGGCGACAACGATCTAGTCATCCATGACGGGAAGCTCCTGTCCCCGGAGTTGCGCGCATTCGTCATGCAAGCTGCTCACCTGGCCAAAGAATGGGAGTCGTCGCCCACCGAGGCAGACGCGGCGGCTGACCCGGAGCCCGCGGAGGGGTCTGTGGTCGAGCATGACGACCAGTCGTCCATGGACTTGGCGGCGTACAAGCAGGGAGGGATGACGGACTCTGAGCGGCGGGACGCGTCCCTTCCGAGCCCGGAGGACGAGTCTCAGGACACGGGGAGCGACGAGCCCGCCTGACCATTCTGTCGGTGTCTCATGCTCTGATGTGAGCATGGTGAAGTTTCATCCGTGGCGCGTGGTGCGTGAACTTGGCGTCAGGGTTTTGTGGAGGGCCGATCTTCCTGGACGTGTGCTGGGCCTGTGCGACCCGTCGTCCATGACGATCTACCTGAACCGGGCCCGGCTGGTGACGCAGGTAGAGCGCAGGTGCACGTTGACGCATGAGCTGGTGCATCTGCGTGAGGGGCATCAGGGTGCGCAGCCGTCAGGGGTGGAGGCCAGGGTGCGTGCGGAGACGGCCCGCTTATTGATCCCGGATGATGCGCTCGAGTCCGCCTTGTGCTGGACCACGGATCTGTTCGAGTTGGCGGAGACATTGTGGGTCACTGAGCAGGTCGTGCGGGACAGGCTTGTCACACGGTTTGAAGGTGCGATTTGAGGCCGTGGTGAGTCCGGGCGTGTACCGAAGTGGTCGGATCGGCGGGCTGCTGGGGGAGTGGGGAGATTCCCGCCGGCTCCACGTGTCAAACCCCCGGCATCCTCTTGAGGATGTCGGGGGTTTTGTCGTGTTCGGGTGGCGTTTGGGGTGGTGTCAGGCTCCGTGGTTG